CAAATTGAACGCCAGAACCAGGTCCCGGCGTAACCATTGGAACGGCGTTTGTAATGTTAGCGCCCGTGAATGTGACGATGTTCGTTGTATTGCTTCGGATTGCAACGCCGCCAGAAGCGCCGAATACGTTGTAGCCCGTAGTGCCGAACTGGAATCCAGCGACCGCTGTCGGCATCGTGATCGTGCCGGTCATTGTGCCGCCAGCGAGAGGCAGCTTATTACCAGAAACACCGTCAACGTATTTCTTGTTTGTCAGGTCATTATCGACAGTCGGCACAAAAGCTGTCTGCGGAGCGGCAGAAAGAAATTGAACAAGTGCCGTCTGCGGATCAGCAACCCACGCCTGCTTTCCGCTTGGCGTAATCAAGCGGATCAGAACCGTATCCATATAGAAATATGCATCGGTGCCGTTATAGCCAGCGCTATAAGACGAGGGCGAAAAGCGCAGCGGGCCGCTCATCACGTCACCCGTCTTGCGGACGAACGACGTTCCCATCGAATTATCTACATATTGCTTCGTCGCTGCTTCGAGAGCGTTGACAGGATCGGCAGGCAATTTCACCGGCACAGTGCTTGTGATCAGTGTCGGGCCGAAGGCCATAATCGACGCGCCGCCCTTACGGATCAGGAACGTGGCGGCGTTGTCGTACAGGCCGAAACCGTTCTTCGTGACGATGAAATCCATCGTCGCCGGAACGGTGATCGCGCCCGTCATCGTGCCGCCTGCGAGCGGTAGATATTCTCCGGTCGTCCCGCCCGAAGCGGAGAGAACGCCGTTCGCGTCGATGGAAAGGTTCGCGCCTACTTTGATGCCGCCGAGAACAGTCGCGCTGGCATTAGGCAGAGAATAAGGCGCAGGGATTTTGCTATCGACGTAAGCCTTGCTCGTGAGCTGGCCGTCCGTTGTCGGCATCGTCGTTGCGACTTGATATTCCGGAATAACGTAGAACTTCGAGGCCTTGCTCGTCGGGTCTATGAAGAAGCTCGTCGTGCCGCCATAGCGGAAGAACATCCCGGTCGGTGTCGCGAATACATCCGCGAGGCCTGTAGGTGCAGGAGATGCGGAGAGATTGAACGACAAGCCGCCCGTCATTGTCCCGCCAGCAAGCGGGAGATATGCGCCCGCTGCGACTTTGCCATCGACATACTGCTTCGTCGCTGCCTGCAAAGGAGCAGTCGGATCGGCCGGGAGCGAGATCGGGTTTACCGATGTCGTTTGCGTCGGCCCCCAAAGCATAAGGTTTGTGGCACCATTGCGAACTGCAATGCCGCCGCCGCCGCCCATGATGGAGAAGTTAGTTCCGGTGACGCTCATAAAGTTGACGCCGGAAGGCGCAACGATTGTGCCCGTCATCGTGCCGCCCGAGAGGCGGAGATAAGCGCTCAGATCGACGCCTGCAGGCATATCGCCATAGGCGAGCGTGCCGTCCGGATTGATCGCCGAGACATATTTCCCGACTTGCGCTGTCGTGGAATAGACGCCGCCGAGCTTGGCGGCTGCCGGATAAGGGACAGCGATCTCCTTAAAGATCGGCATGCCGCTTGTCGCGATGCCATACATGGTCTGGCCGGTCGGGGCTTCCGCTGCATAGACGCCGCCGAGCTTATCGACTTGCGGGGTTGGGATGCCGAGAGCCGCAATGCGCGTATCGACATAATCCTTATTTGTCGCATGGAGCGGATCGGTCGGCGCGCTGCTCAGAAGCAGGGGCGCGTAGAATTGCGATTGAGCCTTATTGATCGTCAGGGCTGCAAAGCCGCCGACCCCGAATTGAAATCCCGCGCCGCCAGCGACGATCTCGGATTGAACGCCGTTCTCGATCCAGAGCAGGGAGGGCTCGCCGAAAGGCAGCTCGATCCCGCCGGTCATAGTGCCGCCTGACAGAGGCAGATAATTCCCGACAACCGAGGCATCATAAATCAGCACCGGGCTTCCGGTGGAACCGCCGATCCAGATTTTCTTGTCGATGATATTGACGGCAAGCTCGCCGGTCAGAAGGGCATCCGGCTCGGCTCCGGCCGAGAGGCTCCGCTTGATAAGAATCTCAGTCATCAGAAGACCCCGCAATCGTGGTTATGTTCCGGGACAATTTCAGCGCCGCCATTCGCCGCGACTGTAAAGACCTCAATGATGACAGAGCTGCCCACGGAAACGCCCCTCGTCAGGTTAATCGAAGAATCCGAGACGATAGAATAATCTTCATCCTCGATCCGAACTCCGTTCACATGAACGATGGCGATTGCGCCGGGCTCCTGCAAACCGGAAAGCACATTTCCGATTTTATCGCTACCGCCAAAATCAGTTTGTCCCTCATTAGATGCAAGATAAGTGCAGCGGATGAAGCTGCTCGGTGCCGGATAGGGAGTGCCGGGGCCGCTGCCGCCGCCAGAGCCAATCGGAATTCCGACAATCGCCCAAACTTTTGTATCGGCCAGAGGCGCGACATCGAAGATGATATTCGAGCCGCTTACGGCATAATCGATATTTGCATCCTGCATCGTCCCGCCGAGCGAGAGCAGGATATTGAGGGCATCGCCGGGCGAGAAGAGCTGGCCCTCGACGAAGATCGGAAACGTTTTCTGGACGCCGTTAAATTGCCAGCGATATGTCTCGATCTTCTTCGAAGTCGCCGGGAGGATGCTGCCCTCCTGCGTCGAAGTCATAAGCTCGATTGTGACAACCGATTCCTTCGTCGCTTCTTTTGTGAGGACCAGCGTCGATCCGTCCGTAACATTCCAGTCTATTTTATCGAGAAGGCGCGAGCCGTTATAAAAGACATTTACGCCTTCCGGCGTCAGGAATTCCGGCGTAGCGCCGAAGATATCCGGGCCGGAGAAGACCGTCTGCCCTTGCTCCGCGATATAGCTAAATTCCGCGAGGAAGGCCGTGGCCGGGGCATTGCTGCCGCCAACAGGCCGCCATTCGCTCCCATCCCATACGAAAAGCTCGCCCGTCTCTGGATTGAACCAGAGCATACCGAGGGAAGGGCCATTCGGGGCCGAGATGCTGACGATAGCGCCGCCTGCGCCGATATCGCCCCATACGACCCCATCGAAGCCCTCGAAGCGGCGCGTGTCGGCATTAAAGCGGAAATAGCCTGCAAAGGGCGTCTTTGGGCGGAGCGCTTCTGTTCCAACCGGGATCACAGCCGCGCCGCTCGATGAAGTCATCGGGACTTTAAGCGCTAGCTCGTTCTTGATTGCGATCAGATCGGAATCATCGGCCTTTGCATCGAGCGCCGTCTGCAGGCCGAGGACATCGCTGATCTCATGCTTATGATTAAGCGGGGCTGCGCCAATCGATGCGGTCGTGACTGTCGCGATGCCGGAGATCGGATCGACCATGACAGATTTCGACGCCTTGATGCCGCCGAGGATGCTCGTTGTCGCAATCGGGAGGATATATTCGCTGCCGCCGCCCGTGCCGCCGCTTGGCGATGCATGGGAATAGACGCGCCGGAATTCGACCGTCACGGAGCCGAGAAGCCCATCTCCGTTTGTCTTCTTATCCCACTCGACCAGCCAGCCATCGCAATAAACCTCGATGGTATCGCCGATATCGCGCTCGTAGAATTCGAAAGAGTTCGCGCCGACAGCCTTTAGAAAGGCATCGATTGAAAGGATTTCCTCCTTCCGCCGGTTTGAATATTTGACGCTCCACTTTTCTTCTAGGGCATTGATGCCATCGAGGACGCGCTCCTCATATCCATCGCCGAAGCGGGCCGTCCGAAGCCGCCATTTTTCTTCGCGCTGCGCGGGGAGATCGGGGCACCAGCCATTCTTCGTGAAATCGTTTGCCATCACCGCACCCCTGCGAGGAGGCCGCCCGGCCTGCGCTCATCCACAATTACCGAGACAACGCTCTCGCGAATCTTCTTCGCCATATCGCGCGTCCTCTGACTGTCTCCTTCGACGCCTCCCGCCGCCCCGGAGATATTGATCGTCATGTCGCCCATATTTACAGCGCCGCTATTCGAAGAAGAAGAGCTAGCCCCGCCTGATACACTACGGAATGGAGCTGCTCGCAATTCAGAGGCTGGCGATACAGCGCGCGTATTTGCCGAAGAGACTGCAGGGGATGATGGGACAACCATCCGCATCGCAGGAGCCGAAATTCCCGCGATCCCGCCGCCGCCTGTCGGGAATAGCATATTCATCAGCGGCTTCATCACCATGATCCGGAAGAACATCTTCGCCAGATCGGTGATGAGGCTCTTAAGAACGTCTCCGAAGTCTTTTCCGTTTGCGATGGCATCGATAAAGGCATCGCCGACATTCGATCCGAATGCGACGATGTTCTTATTCAGCTCATCGAATTGACTTGTCAGGCTCTTAGAGCCGCCGAGAGCCTGCTCCTTCAATTTCCCAACGGCTGCAGCATATTGATCCGCCGGGATAAGGCCGCGCTCCATAGCCTGATTAAGGAGATCAAGCTCGCGATTGAATACGCGGGTCGGGTCGATGGCATCCATAAGCCGCGCGGACCATTCCGCAAGCTCATCTCGCATTTGCTTCGTGCCGCCGCCCTTAGCCGCTTTATCGACCTCGATGAGCGATTGATGGAGCGCCTGCGTGCTTGTCGTGACTTGCGTCTGGACGCCTGCCAGCTCGCGACCGGATTGTGCCAGATTGCGCTGCGAGACAGCGAGGCCATTGTAGAAACTATTTGCTGCCTCATTGGCTACGCCGAGCGTCTTGCCGGGAAGAGTGACGAGATCATCAAAGGATTTTTTGATCGCATCAATGGAGCCGACGCCGCGCGTCTTAAAATCTTCCCAAGCCTGCCCGGCGGCCTTGAATTCCCCAAGCGAGAAATTACCAAATACCGCCGCGAGGTTGCCAAGCGCCCGGCCGCCCTGATTGGCAGCATCGACTAGATTGCCAATCGCCGAGACAGTCGAGCCGATTATCTGAATAAAGCCCGCAAGCGCCCCAATCACAACACCAACAGAGGCCTTGAAAAAATCAAAGCCTGCGGACGAGTTTTCCATCGAGGAAGACATCGCTTGAATGGATGGGATGAGCGCTTGAAATGCGGCAATCATCCCGTTCCGAACTGTATCAATCACGGATTGATACATCGAATTCATTGTGGACCAAGACTGCGCCGAAGCCTCAGAGGCTGCCGCATTATCGCGGATCGCTTGCGCGCCCTGATTAAGGACGGCCTGCATCTCGCGGGCAGAATTTCCAAAAAGGACTTGGCTTGCGCGGGCCTTATCCATCCCATCGGGGAGGGATGCATATGCGGCTGCGAGATCGGCAATCACATCTGTGACGGGGCGGGCATT